GGTGGTGAAGGGCGCGACTGGTACGGCATCGCAATGGTCCACCCGGCGCGCTTCATGGTGCAGGAGCACAAGCACACAGAGGATAATCCGTACGACGCTGCCGAGGTCGGTGAGTCGATGGTGGTGAAGGACGTGGAGGTGGACTTCTACCTGCGCCTGACCGCTGGTCCTCGTGGTGAGCCGGTGGACTTCAAGAAGGTTCGATCCTTCATCGAGTGGCTGCGGCGAATCGGCTTCTGGATTCGCAAGGTCACGGCGGACGGTTGGCAGTCGTTGGAGACCATGCAGCGGCTCCGCGACAAGGGCTTCATCGCTGAGCCTCTTTCGCTTGACCGGACCAACAAGCCGTACGTGCTCGTGCGCCAGGTGTTCAACGAGGGGCGCATGTTCATCCCCTACCCGCAGGGGTACACCCCAGATCGGTGGGGCTCCGCTGACGAGGCGCTCAAGCGCGTCGTTCTGTTCCAGGAGTTCGTCTCGCTGGAGGAGAACGTGGACAAGGGTAAGGTGGACCACCGCGACAAGAACCTCGACGGCGCGCAGGGATCGAAGGACGTGTCAGACGGTGTTGTGGGCGCGACCTTCTCTTGCTTGCTTGATGAGGTCGCTCCGAGCGACAATCCTTTGAGTACCACCTCGGGGCATGAGATGGTGCGGAAGCACTACGAACCGTTTTTGCAGCAGGGCATCGTGAAGAAGTACCTGCCAGGAGTTTGAACATGACCAGTCCCATCTGCGCCACGCTCGCTGGGAGCCTGTCTGGCACCACGAGGCAGGGATCGCTCACCCCCGTTCCGCTGGCGTACGTCCTCGACGCGCAGAGCGGGCACCAGCAACTCAGTGGACAGGTGGAAGCAGGCGAGACCAAGCCCATCACTCTGCCCACTAACCTGGGAGGGCCAATCGCTACGCCCAACCCACAGACCATGTTCATCCTCACGAGCGACGTGGGCAGCGTCGAGGTCACGCTCAACGCGCTCGGCACACCGGTAGGGCCGTTCCTGTTCCCCAAGGCCAACGGCGTCCTCGTGCTGCCTGGTCAGGTCGGCGCGTCACCCGGTGTACCGGTGTCGGACATCTCCATCGTGAATGCGGGATCGCAACGCGCGACCGTGACGGTGACCGCGATCTACGGTTCCTAGTATCCTGTTCGGAGGAGGCGGCAGCATGGCGCAAAACCGCGAGTCACTAACCGAGATGGTGCTCCACCCTTGGAGTAACTTGCGGAAGATCCAGGGCCTTGACCGGCTGCCGGATCGTCGCCTCTCACGGAAGCGCACCGACAATCGGCAACAGGACTACGATCCTCTGCGCGGCGCGGGACAAGCGCAGGCGATCTACAAGGCGCTCGGGCTCTACGCACAAGAGGAGTCGCGCATCGAGTTGTACGAGAATTACAGGGAGATGGATTATGACTCCATCATCTCTGGCGTCATGGATGCGTTCGGTGAGGACGCGAGTCAGCTAGACCCTGAGCACGGGCGCGTCACGTGGTGCTCCGCCAACAACCCGGACATCCAGCAGATCGTCACGCGCTGCCTCGACCGCACACAACAGGATCACGTCGCCTTCCCCACCATTCGCCAGCTTGGTCGCGACGGCGACGTGTTTACGCATCCCGCCGCGCAGCGTGGTCGTGGTGTCATCGCTCTCAAGGCGTACGAGCCGTGGCAGGTCGCGCGCATCGAGGACGAGATTGGACGCCTCACCGGCTTCGCCCCGAGCGACGACCGTGGTCAGCCGTCCAAGGGCGACACGCACTCGGTACCGTTTTGGAAGGTGCTCCACTACCGACTCCCGCCGCGCAACCTCACGGAGATTTACGGCGCTGGCTCGTCGCTCCTGTGGGGTGCGCGTGTCACGTGGCGCGAGCTTCAACTCATGCTCGACCAGGTCGTCATGCAGCGGCTCCTCCGCCGACCCGACCGGCTCATGGTGCTGGTGGACACTGTCGGCATGTCGCACGATGACGCTCACTACTTCATCGAGGACTTGAAGCGGCGCATGCATCGTGAGTGGCACCTCAACCCGAGCGGTGGGTCGAGCGGCTTCCTCGACGGCGGCGCGTTTCAGAGCAGCGGGCTACCCACTGACGGCGGACTAGATTTCGTGATGGCGCGTGGCCCAAACAACGGCACGGAGATCACCAACTTCCCGGCGACCAATCAGAACGATCTGTTGCGCGACGTGGAGATGTACTTCCGCATGCTGGCCAACGGCATCGGGTTCCCCAACGGCTACATCGGGATGGTCGAGGGGCGATACAACCCGGAGCAGTCGCTCTCGCGGCAGCACCAGCCATTCGCCAAGCGCGCCTCGCGGCTCCAGCGTGCGTACCTTCAAGAGACTGTGCGCTTGTGCATGATCGACATGGCGTACCAGGGGCTTGATCCGACTCTCGATGAGAACCAGTTCACGCTGCACATGGCGCCCGTCTCTCCCATCCTGGAGATCGAGCGCCACGAGATCACGCAGATGAAGATCGACCGCCTTGAGCGCGCGTTGCGGTTGGGGATTGATAACCAGTTTCCACCCGACTTCTGGGTTCCGCTTGTGCTCAAGCAGTACGGTGACTTCCCTGACGATGTGGTGCGCGCGCTGTACCCTGGAAAAGACGGGGCACAGGGAGGCGACACCAGCGCGGGGTCTAGCGACTTCAACTTCGAGAGCAACGGAAAACGCGGGCGCGCTGCTCCTGACCGCAAGGCACTGGAGGAGGCGGTGCGCATGGTAGCCGGTGATCCAATCGACCCACGACCACTTGCGTGCAACACGACACGGGTCATGGACGATGACAAGTTCGACACGGAGGCGCTACGTGGTGGGCTGTTGGTGGAGGATTGGCGCAAGGCCGACGAGAGCAAGCGCGCGGCGGCGGCGCCTGGTGTGCTAGTGGACACGACCACACTGAGCGACCACCTCATCAAGAGCCCTAAGGCAGACGCGGAGGCTGCCGCCAAGCGCAGGGACCAAGCATCTACACGGCAGAAGGTCATGGAGGGCCTTGTGCTCAACGGGAAGATCATGGAGCTTGGTCCGGTTGGTTCGTATGGTGGGAGAGGACAGGGCCATGTCCGAAAGCGCTGATACGACACAAGAGAGCAAGACGAGCGCAGTGCGTACCAGTGAGCACGATGCGTACTGCACGCCTTGCAAGGTCTGGCATAAGCGAGGAACGCCTTGTCCCATCTGCAAGAGGTCGCTGGTACTCGGCTGATCTACGTCATCGATGATCCGGGCATTCCGCTCGGTGAAAGCGATGACCCGTTCGCCGGTTTGAGCCCTTCGCTGATCGCGGAGGGCAAAGCTATTGGCACCGCTTTGCTCAAGGCCAACGTAGGCTCGCGAGATCAAGCGCTGCGGGGCATCGCACCCGAGAGGATGCAGGACTCTATCACGCGTGCTGCGAGCAACTCGACGCGCTCCCTCCAGCCGATCTATGACGATCATCGCTTGCGTCTCATGGGCGTCGTGCGCGCCATGATCGACCGCGAGGTCACGCGCGCTGAGGCTCGCGTGCGAAGCAGCAAGATCATCCGCGAGAGCTACGAGCGCATACGCGAGGTCGCACGACGCGCGGCTGGGTTGGAGGAGTTGGGCGCTGACCGCACCGTCTACCGCGAGGAGGAGAAGTGGTTTCGGAGCGCGGTGCGAGAGGAGGTCGGATACTTCCACGCCTTCCTAGAGGACGTGCGACTGAACCGCGCACACAACGTCACCGAGCGCGTCGAGGCGTACGTCAAGGCGCTGCGATTCATGTATGAGTCCGCGCGCATCCAGGCCATGCCTGACCGTGTGCTCCTTTACTGGCGGGGCCCACGTAAGCGCGACGACCCGAAGGTGTGCAAAGGCTGCGAGTACATGATGGAGCGCAGCCCGTTCCCGAAGGACTTGATCCCGTGCGTTCCTCGTGATGGCATGACCCCGTGTCTCACCAACTGCCGCCACCGCATCTTCGTGCGGGTGGTCAGCGACATGAACGAGGTCGTGCGACGGCGTCACGCGCTCGGCAAGCGAGAGAACATGCTGCGCGAGTTGAACGAGCGGAAGCGCGAGGCTGGGCTAGGTCGTGCGGTCCCGCGCGTATCGGCCAACGCGCGCAACCCGTTCGCGGGTGACAAGCTCACACAACACGTCAGCCATCCGAGGGGTCGCCGCAGATGACCAAGCCGAAAGCCATCCTTGTTGAGCAGGGGTTCATTAAGCATCACCTGCACTTCGACTCCGTCCCCTACGCGAACATGCGCATGGTGGACGTGGCGCGCATCTTGGACACGGAGAGTTCGCGCCCAACGATCAATCCGAGCGTAGTCGCCAAGCTCCTGGATCGTGTGGTGACCGGGCTGGAGCACACCGTCGTGGCGATTCAGGGCAGGCCGGAGGGCACCAGGATCATTGGAATTCTCCACCGTGCCATCAACCGAATCCTCGCCAAGATCCCTGAGATGACCAACGAGTCGCTTCGTCAGATGCACGTGGTGCTCTCGCGTTTGCCGTTGGTGGAGGGCGCCTCGCTTCCTGCTCCTGCGCCGTTGAGCGAGAAGATGATGCTCACGGACTACAAGGCTTACTCGCGAAAGGTGGCCGACGCGTACGATGCGCGCCCTGTGCGTGATCCTGTGGCCATGTCGTCCTACGCGGCGCTGCGACAACACGTGGTTCACATGTTCAAGCAGTTGCTCTCGCGCATCCGCATTGAGTTCGTCAAGGAGGCGGAGCCTTACAAGGACGCCGCCGACATGACGAAGCGGGTTAAGGAGGAGGGCGTGATGTATGTGAGCACGCTGTTCTCGGAGAACCTGGCCAGTGGGTGGTCGGCCAAAGACAACTGGATGATGAGGGCTGTTCACGACTACATCGTCCACATTGGAGGTCACCACGACTTCTCGTTGCGCGGTGAGATCGGGACGTTCAACAGGCACGCCAAGGTCGCTCCTCGTGCGGCGCTGCCTGCGTTGTTCTCCGAGATCGTGGGGCAGGTCGCGTACGCCATCGTGCGCGGCAAGTTCCCCAACCCACAGAAGGCGTGCGTTCTCTACGGCTTCGATTACATCAAGGTCGGCGTCGTGGACGAGGAGGGTTACGCGCTCAACTGGACGAAGGACGTATGAAGGTCGGACCCGCAGACGGCTTCTCCCTGGCGCCTGTGGTCACGGGTCCCCTCGATTACCCAGAGGACTCCAACGAGTTCATCTGGGCTGGCATCGACCCTGGCAAGAGCGGCTATGCCGTTGCCGTCCGTCCTGACGCCACCATCGAGACGTGGAAGGCGCCGGTAGACGCGGAGAACGACTACATCCTCGCTGACATGATTCAGGTCGCACGAGCACTCAAGTCCATGGGTGTGTGGCACGTGACGCTGGAGGCGCAGCAGCCGACGCGACTGCGTCCCGGCCAGAAGAATCCCAACATCGCCAACTCGGCGGTGCGCGCCAGCTTCATGACCGGTTACGGCTTCGCGTGTTGGGAGATGGCGCTCACCGCTGCGGGCTTCCGCAAGATCGAGAAGGACGAGGAGGCAGGCGGCGGTACCTACGCACTTGCATGGCCGTCGCACTGGAAGAAGAAGATGGGCATCACGGTGCCGAAGGACTTCAAGGGGGTGCGCGAGACGGAGGTGAAGAACCTCGCGCGAGCACGCGCTACGGCGCAGTGGCCCAACCACGACTTTCGTGTATCGTCGCGCGCGCACCTGCCTTCTCCTGACCAGTGTGAGGCAGCGCTCCTGGCGCTCTACGGAATGGGGAGATACTTTCGCGATGATGTCTGAGGCTGCACAGGCGCTACTCGACCAAGAGCTTGTCATGGTCATCGACTCCAACGACCCGGAGCAGGCCACGCTCTACCCGCACGAGCAGTTCATTGCCGCGACGCAGCAGGCAACGCTCGACCGGTTGGAGGCCATGGTGCCGAAGGGCGGCACGCTACGCGAGGCGCACAGGGCGCTAGCTTCGATGCGTACACCCGTGGCGCATAAGCTCGTGCTCGCGGCGGCGCTGGCGCAGTTGGAACGACACGGCACACCCGTCAACCCCGAACAGGTGACCCCGAAGCAGCGTATCGTTGCTTGCTTTCCAGGTACTTGACGGGACAATCTGTGTACACTAGACTCTGCGCTGCTCGGGCTACGAGCGTGAGGAGGTGCTATGGGAGCTAAGAAGAAGCCGGTGGCGGCTGCGGCCACACCGGACGCGCAGGAGCTAGAGCTTCAGCGGTTGCTCACTGAGCACGCGGTGCTCAAAGACCGGCGAGACGCCATAGACGAGATGATCGAGGTGCGCAAAGAGCGCATCCTTTTGCTCATGTCTGAGAGCGGCATGAGCCGGGTCAAGAACGACGCGGGTGAGGCGTCCTTCATGCGTCGTCGCTCGTTCAAGGTCCACGACAAGGACCGCCTAGCTGAGTTGATGTCGCCACGTCAACTGGCCGCACTGGCTCGCGTCACGGCGGACGTGTACGACGCGGCGGAGCGAGAGGGAATCCCGCTGGATGAGGCGGTGACGGTGGGACAGAGCGAGAGCCTGACCATCTCCCGCTCGCGCACTAAGGCCGCGAACGAGGCCCGCAAACACTACATCGAGGAGTCCAAGCGGCAAGCGGAGCAGCGCATCGAGGCTGCCGTTCGACTCCTACAAGACGCCTAAGAACGGAGAGTGCTATGGCCCTATCA